TGGTACTGCTCGTGAAAAATGGGGAATATCTGTAATAATTGATGGAAAGAACTACTTACTTCACAGGCTGGCTTGGCTGTATGTTCATGGTAAACATTCAGAAAAGAGAATATCCCATATTGATGGAAACAAGAAGAACAACGCTATAAGCAATTTAATAGAAATTAACTTCTTTAAGAAGGATGACAAATGAGAATAAAAGTACTTGGATATATGAACGTATCCCCATCTAACGTTAAGAGTTATCTTGCGCAAGGGTGGGAATTTATTACCCATAAGGTAATCTTTCATAAAGATGGAACATTTTCCCACCAAATGATTAAGAGAGATAAAAAATGAAAAAAGTTAACTTAGAAAGGGCATTGCGCGGTTGTGAGCATGATCTATTCATGGCTGAAGATGAATGTTCATGCCAAAATGAAATAGAATATCTTAAAAAAGAAATACAAGAATTAAAGGATAAGATTGACCCTCCAAAGAATAAAGTGACTTACTGGGCAAACATCTATGCCACCGATGATAGGATGTATATTCAAAAATCTTTTATCTGGGAATCAGAAGAAAAGGCCCTAAAAAGTATTGGGGGAAAATTAAGCACATCAGACTATGCATATGTAAAAACTATTTCATTTGAAGTAGAGGAATAGCTATGCCATACGTGCCAATAATAATACCTGTTGAATCCGGCAGTGTAAATAAATGCCTAAGCGAAAAGACTATGCAACATTGCTCTTATGATCATGGTAATAGTGGATCATATACTTGCATAACTGAATGCGCTCCGCCAACTAGGGAGCAGATCCATAATCAGGACATGCAAGTCTTTATTATGGTTGGACTCACTTTGCTATTAGTTTCATTTCTTTTTTATCTTATGCTTAAGGAGTAATTATGCCATATTACAACCCAATTAATATTGGTAATGGATACATTAATTGTAATGAATGCAATGCTGTTTTTGCAGGTCAGATTACTAATTGCTCAATACATAGCCCTAAAGATTTAGGAAATAAAGAGGATATTGATAAGCCAATGTTCTCATGTCTTCCACCTGAAGGAATGCTAGAGATTGGCAAAGTTGAGCAGATAGGCGTTAAAAAGTATGGTCGTCATAACTATCGCAAGGGAATAGAAGTCAGTAGGCTAACCGATGCAATAATGCGACATTGGATTGCATTTGTTAGCGGTGAAGATAGAGATAATGAAGATGGAAATCACCACTTGGCAGCTATCGCTTGGAATGCTCTAGTAGCAATCCAGATGGCTAAAGATTATCCAGAATTAGACGATAGGTATAAGAAATCATGATTAAATCTTCAGAAAAAGAAATAGATAAGCTAAAGGAAAGAATTAAATTCTTAGAAGATGCATTATTGAAAAATGATCTAATTGAAGTAGATGTAGGAGAAAAATACACAACAATTGGAGGGCATACTATCCTTATAATAGACAGAATGTTAGGCAATTTTTATGGAATTCAGCTTAATGACATAGTTTCCAATTACAGGATATTTAGCTATAGGAAACTAGGAAATCCAGTAGAATTCCTTAAATTTAACCAATCAAATCCTGAATGGGAAGATTGTGAGGGCAATAAGGAATTTGAGAAGTATAGATTAATTGGATTCGCAGAATGAGCGATAGCGATTATCCAAATACGTTTAATTATGAGGAATTTTTAAGTCATAGACTAACACACCTAGGACATTATTCCGATGAAGAGGCCGTAGAATACATAAAAAATGAAAAGTTAATTGCTAAACTTCAATATGACGCATATGCCGCTATGGAAAAAGATTTTACATAAATTAAGGGGATGATTATGCCAAGTTATGATACAGAATATTGCAATCAAGAAATAGAAACAAGCGATTATTTAGATATGATATCAATTAAAATCCTTGAAAAAAGAAGGATTATACGTGAGATTATAAGGCATATTGAAAATAATTGCAGAATTGAAGAAATAGATGCCCCTGACTTTACAATGGTCTATAGAGAGAGATGGATTAAAGTAGAGCTTGCAGAGCATGAAATATCTATTTTAGATCAATGTATTAATGGCCTGGAAAAGCTAATGCCACCAGGAGGTGGCCATATAACAAATATTAAATATATGTTTATAGGAAATAAATAATGCACTCAGCAAAGTTAATAGCAATATCTAAGCCAATTGGCGAAGACATGAAGGATTTAACGCCAGAAGAATGCATCGTCTATATGGCAAGAGTGTCATCACCCAACAGTCAAGATAAACTTGACACTTCGATTAAGTTGCTTAGATATCTTCTTGATCATGGCCACTACAGCCCCTTTCAAATGGTATCTGTGACCTTTGAGATAACGACTACTAGAGCCATTAGCCGTCAACTATTGCGCCATCGGAGCCTTAACTTTCAAGAATATAGTGGCCGTTACGCTCAAATGCCATATGACCTTGTTTATCAAGAGTGCAGATTACAAGATCATGCAAATAGACAAAATAGCATAGGAACTGATAACCAAGATTACATTGATGAATGGGAAGAAACTCAGGCGGACGTATGGAATAAGGCCATAGAGGCATACCAAGAGGCCATTAAGCGTGGAATAGCAAAAGAAGTTGCCAGGTCATTACTCCCAGAGGGGTTAACAGAAAGCAGGCTATACGTTCACGGAACCATTAGAGATCTAATGTTTTATCTTAAGCAAAGGATAGGAAATGGAACGCAGAAGGAACATGAATTATTAGCAAGGTCGATGGCTGATCAGCTTAAGCCATTATTTCCCAATACATTAGAGGCGCTAGGAATATGATAATTAAGAGAAAAATAAAGGTTAAGAATAATGTTGATGAGATAGTTATCTTGCATGATGGACGCATGACCGTTGATAATGCAGCAAAATACATTGACTGCTCACTGTCTCAGCTTCGCAAGTACATGATGATCGGCATCGCCCCATCTCACTATCGCATTGTCAATAAGATATACTTTTACAAGGATGATATCGATAACTGGATGGAGCTTAATAAGATGAGCCCTACTTTCACTAGGAATAGACTTAAGGCGCTTAAGAAGCAGGCCGATGAGCGCGCAAAAATAGACGTAGACTCTTTATATCAAGAGATCGAGAAGGTAATAGGTGGTGGATTATGAGAGAATTTAAATTTAGGTTTTGGGATAATTCTTCAAAAAAGATGTACGACAATGGGTACACCCCAGAAATATTTGGTTCTTTACACTTATTTGAAGAATCAACCATAATAATGCAATACACTGGACTTAAGGATAAGAACGGAAAGGAGATATATGAAGGTGATATTTTGTCTACCTCATGCTCAAGCGGACCATTTGATTTACGCTATTCTATAGAAATAGTTAAATTTCATGAATTTTGCCGCATTAATTGCCATAAAAAAGAAATTAGTGAAATTATAGGTAATATTTACGAAAATCCAGAACTATTGGAGAAAGTAGATGACAAATAAATATCCGACCGTGGAAGAATGTATAGAAATTATTAAAAAGATACGATGGAAGAAGAGCAAGGGTCGTATATTCCCAATAAGCAGAAAGATCACAAGAAAACATAACAAGTTGTAGCTGCACCATCATATCTTTGTAAGTTGATAAAATAATAATTTATTTCAACAACTTATGGAGGATATGATGAGTGAGTTTTCCAGAGAAAAAAGAAGTTCTTTTGTTAAAAGCATGATCATTACGTTGATAATCGGAAATATGGCGATTGCAGGTGTTCTGTTGGTTGGAATAATTGGCTACATGCATTATGCTGACTTAACATTAGCAGATGCATTTGTTAATGCTGCTAATATTATTAGCGGAATGGGGCCTACTAGCCACATGATAAGCGATGAATCTAAAGTATTCGAGGGATGCTATGCTATCTTCTGCGGAATCTACTTCCTTGTAATAGTCACCTTGATATTTTCACCCGTTGTGCACTATTGGGTTAGCATGATGAAGCATCTTGCAGTAATTGAAGCAAAAGACAAGCTAGACGAACATGTTAAATAGGAGGAAGGGGCTTTATTTCTTGCCCCTTATCCGCTCCATTCTTAATGTATAAAGCAGAACTTCCCGCAGCAAATATCAATCCCATGCCAGCACCAAAGGTCATTGCCGTATAAGTCTTGTAGTTAATTAGCTCAAGCACTAGAAACCCGATAACGCATAGCAAGAAGCATACGCGGAACACGTCCCCAGTCTCATTGTCGTTGAGCGTTAAACATGATTTTACGAAGTCATTTAGCATAATATTTTGGTATCAGTGATGCGCATTCGTCATTGCTGGCAATGCGATTTTCAGTATAAAGAATATACTCACATATTCTTCGTGTCCTAATCCCTGTCAATGCCCTGCCTGACGCAAAACACCATGGCAAGAATTGCAGCGCTTCCGATCCATCTTCTAAATTTGCATTTACCTTCTTAAGAAGGGTAGAGCTTTTTAATGCAGGAATGCCAAGATTGTATGCAAAATCTATTAGCGCGCACAATTGATTGTCATCCATGTCATAGCTTAATAAATGGCTTACCTGATCAAACAATACATTAACCCTTTTTTCTAGGTCATCTATTGCCTGCTGCTTTGTCCACTGAAGTCCTAAGACAATTCCTGGCCCAGTTGCTCCATATCCAATTGTCTGAATCCCAGCTGGGCATAGGTATGCCTTTAATCTTAATCCTTCAAAGTTCTTTATTAGATTAATTGCATTATCTAAATTAGCCATAAACTCACTATATAGTTGTATTTATTAAGCATTTTAACTAATATAACTTAACAATCTTTTGTTATCAACAATTAATGGCAACCATGGCTAAAAAAATAACTGCTGCTACAGAAGAAATACTCAAGGAAGATGAAGTTAAATCTAATAAAAAGATGAATGCGGAAAAAATGACGGCACTTGGCCATACCGCGTGGAGATACAAGCTACAAGGGCATTCGTACACCGAAATAGGCAGAATGCTTGGCGTTACAACGTCACAAATTAAGCATTATATTAACGCTATTCATGACGAATATAAAATGGAAGTTTGGCACGATGTGGAAGAATTCAGGCAATCATTAGTCATGCAGTTGCTTTACATGGGCAATGAAACTCAGAAGTTATGGACTGAGGCAAAGTTAAATGATTCTGTATCTGTAGATCACATAGCCTACTTAGAAAACAATAGAAAGATGATTAAGGATGTTCGAGACCTCATGGGCCTTGATGCTCCTAAGCGTACAGAGATGCAAGTTAGCACTGGTGAGCAGCCATACACTATTTCTATTGATCTAACTGGAACAAAAGGCTAATGCCAAAGCCCATAAATTATAAGCCAACTCCGACAGGTCTAGCATTTCATAAAGACCCCAATAATGTTAGGTTGCTTGTAGGCCCTATTGGCTGCGGAAAGTCAGTTGCATGCTGCATGGAATTGTTTAGGCTTATGGCTTCTCAAGAGGCTAGTGTAGATGGGTTTAGGCGCACAAGAATGGTGATCATACGTGAATCGTACCCCATGCTTACAAGCACCACCCTCAAGACCTGGAAAGATCTTTTTCCAACTCCTGAGACGGGGCGAATTGTTCATGCGTCCCCTATCGTTCATTATTTCGAGTTCGGAGACATTAAATCAGAAGTAGTATTTATGTCTCTTGAGACTGATGCTGATATTAAAAAGCTCATGTCGTTAGAGGCTACTTTCATTTGGATTAATGAATGTAGATTCTCCTTACTAGACATTCTTCATCACTCAGTTGGACGAGCAGGTCGATACCCTTCTCAAGGATTTGGCGGCGTTGAGGCAACAAGAAGTGGCGTAATACTAGATACAAACCCATGCGCAGATGATCACTGGGTATATAACCAATTCGAAACAGCTAAGCTACCAGAAGGATATTCAGTTGCTCACTATCCACCTGGCCTCATTGGTCACAGAGATGATGCAGGAGTAATGCACTGGGAAGCCAATCCAAACGCAGAAAACATAGAAAACTTGCCAAAAGATTATTACATTAAAGCAGCAAGAGGGCCTACAGAAGAATGGGTTAGAGTGTTCCTGTGTGGCGAGTACGGAACATCTAGTGATGGTCGTGCTGTGTACCCAGAATACAATGACATGATGCACTACAGACCAAATCTCAAGCCAGTTAATGGAGTGCCAATAACACTAGGGTGGGACTTTGGGTTGACTCCAGCATGCATTATTGCTCAGCTATTGCCTAATGGCCAGTTACTCATTCTTGAAGAAATACTCACTGACTATATGGGCATAACATCATTTATTGTTAATTGCGTTAATCCCATCTTAACTAACAAGTATGGTGAATTTGAAATAGCAACTTCCGTTGGCGATCCTGCTGGCTCTGCTGACATGGGGGGAAAGCTTAATGAACGCCAAACATGCTTTACCATTCTTAAAGATCATGGCATTGACACTAAGGCAGCAAAAACCAACAAGTTCTTGCCTAGAAGAGAATCTATTGCAAGAAGGCTAACTACTCTTGTCGATGGTGAGCCAGCAATCATGTTTGGCCCTGATGCACCAAGAACCCGAAAGGGCATGAAAGGTGCCTATCATTATCGAAAGATCAACGTAGCTGTAGGACAAGGCGAAACTAAATTCAAAGAAGAGCCAGAAAAAGATCAATACTCACACCCACATGACGCATTGCAGTATATCGGCCTAGAATATGATAACTTTAAGGCTCCTGAAACTACTCAGAAAATTAACTCTTTACTCAATAACTTAGGCTATGGAAATAGCGGACGGAGGTTTTAAATGGCTGTATCTAGTTACCTATTAGGCGATCGTGCTGATGACGAAACAGCAGATAGAAACCTCACGGAAGACGAAACTTTATCGCGTACTGTTGAACGCGTTAATGATTGGTTCAGCTACTTTAATCAAAACATAGAAAATGCACGTGATGACATCTATTTTGCCGTGATAAATCAGTGGGATCAAGATCTATACTCGGAACGTGTTCAGCAAGGCAAGGCATGTCTTCAGATTAACTTTATTTACTCAATTATTGCGTCATTAGTTGGCCAATATCGCAAACAGACTCCAGAGTTTAAAGTATTTACAATAACTAACGAGACCAACCCACAAGTAAAAGTAGATCAAGATATGATCGATATTTACGACGGCTTAATGCGCCAGATATTCTTTGATAATAACTCTTCTATCATATTTCAGCAAGTTGGTGAAAGTGCTCTACTGCGTGGATATGGGGCTATTGTTATTAATGTTGAGTATGAGTCTGATTTTTCATTTAATCAAGTTCCTAAGTTTAGATGCATTGACGACCCATTGATGTGTTTCTTTGATCCAACAGCCAAAGAAAGTACTAAAGCAGATGGAAGATACTGTGGTGAAGTAATTACCTATTCTTTACAAGAGTTTAGGGATAAGTTTCCTCAATCTAAATACGCAGAAGAGGGAGCATTGCCAACTTCATTTCCTATTACTCAAGTAGATAGAGAATTTGAGAGCTTTTGGCGCGCAGAAGAATGGATTAGAGTAGCTAACTGCTTCGTTAAGCAGGCATATCCCATAGAAATTGCCCAACTAAGTGACGGCAGATCAATGCTGCTAGCAGAAGCTAAGAAAGAAGTCGAAGAACATCAGCTCTTAATGGAAACAGTTAAGCGAAAAGAGAATGCCCTTAAGAAGAAACTTGCTAAGCGTGGTCATGTTATTAATGACAAGTCTTTCTTAGACAATCACGAGCCACTAGAAATTGTTGATACACGTGACTCTATTGACTACAAGATTATTAACTACGTGATGACGCCAGATGAGATATTAGAAGAAGCAGTCTGGCCTAGCAAGATTATGCCAGTTATCTTTGTCGATGGGCATAGCCAATATATTGATGGAAAACAATATACGAAGTCATTCCATAGAACTGCTAAAGATGCCCAAAAAGTAGTGAACTATACGGCATCTGAAGCCATTGAAAACTTAATGAACTCGCATAAATCTCAATGGATAGGAACGCCAGAAAACTTTGCTGGTTATGAAAACGTATGGAGAAACCCATCTTTAGCAACAGGAGCTTTAGTAGCTAATCGTGATGCGTCAGGAAATTTGCCAGAACAACAACAGCCACCTACTATTTCGCCAAACTTCCTCCAAATGTTTCAGCAGTCTGCTCAAGATATCAAGGCTACATTAGGGTATTACGAGGCAAATACTGGAGAACAAGGCAAAGAAATATCAGGCGTTGCTATTGCAAACAGAGCTAAACAAGGAGCGATGGCAAGCTTTGTGTACTTTGATAACTGGGGCAGAGCTATTGAACAAACAGCTAAATGCATCATGTCGCTTATTCCGGCTCTTTATGATAATAGCCGTAACATCATGATAAGAACTGAGAAGGGAGAGCAGAAATCAGTAGCTATTAACAAGCCTAATGGTCAAGATTATGATAATGACATGACTAGCGGAAACTATGGTATTGAAGTATCTGTAGGATCTAACTACGAGATTCAGAAACAAGAGAATCTTGATGCGCTGAAAGACTTGATGGCAACACTTGCCCCAACTAATCCTGAACTCGTTGGCGCACTTGCTGATCTATACGCTGCCAATACTGACCTAGAAAATACTACGCAAATTGTAGATCGTATTCGTGAGTTAATTTTAGGAAAGAGTCCGCAAGATATTCTTCGTGAAGAAATGGACTTGCCTCCATCACCACCCAAGCCAAATCCTCAAGCAGCTATGATGCAAGCTGAACAACAAGCTAAAATGGCAGAACTGCAATTGAAAGCTCAAGAAATCAAGCTAGAGCACGATTCTAGAATGGCAGAACTGAACTATAAGACTCAAGAACTACAGCTAAAGATGATACAAGCGAAGAATGAGGCCGACAAGATAGCAATGATGGCACAAGATAACAGAGTAGAAATATACAAAGCCGATAAGTCATTAGAGGAAATAAAAACAAGTACTGCTGCCGAAAGATATAATTCAGACTCTGATGAAAGAGTTG